AGTATTCTTCCTTTACCGAAACGCCCAGGCCCGGATGCGCCTTGCGCCAGGTGGCAGGGCTCGTCCAGTCATCCTCTTGGCCTGCCTCGAATATTACCGGCAGGAAGGCATCATCCTTGATGATCCCGTCGCGCACCTTCACGGCATAATCGTACAGCTCAAAGCAGAGTGAATGCCGGTCATAGCCTGCCGTGGTAATCGCCACGGTAAGAGGCTGCCGGCGCGCGCCGGTGGAGGTGGTGAGCACGTCCCAAAGATCCCGGTTAGGCAGTGCGTGAACCTCGTCTATCACAATGCCGCTCGCACTGAATCCATGCTTGGTGAACGCATCGGAACTCAGCACCTTGTAGCTGGATCCGGTAGAGGGAACAACGATAGATCGCTTATAACAAGTGGCCCGCTTGCGCAGTGGTTCGCTGGCGTCAACCATGCCTTTCGCCATCTCGAACACGATAGCGGCCTGCTCCCGGTCCGCTGCCGCACTATAGACTTCGGCGCCCGGTTCGTTATCAGCAAATAGCAGGATATTGGCAATGCCAGCGGCAAGGGTAGACTTGCCCGCCTTGCGCGGGATCATGATAAACGCAGTGCGATACTTGCGCGTTCCATCCTTGCGCTTCCAGCCAAATAGCGGCCGGATGATTTTCTCGGCCTGCCACTCAGCCAGGTGTAGGGGTTTACCTGCCCATTCGCCTTTCGTATGGGTCAGGCACTTGGAGAAGAATTCGACAGCACGATTCGCCGCGGCTTCATCGAACCAGAACTCAGTGCGAGAAGAAGTGCGCCGTTTCGTCATCTTCTGGCCCCTTCGGTATAACAAGCTTGGCACGTGAGGCAGGGCTTAATCCAAGCTCGGCAGCATAGGCGCGAAGCTGTCCCAGCAATGCCGCCTTCAACGGCTCACCGGCTTTCACCGTCGCCACGATTTCGCCATAGGTCACGCAGTGCGCCTCGATCACGGCGCCATCAACGGAGGTCAAAACGCCCAGGCGGTCCAGCTCGGGAACGATCCGCTTCCACTCTGCGAGCGCGTCACCGGTGAGCCAGGAAGGGCAAGGGGGCGCACCATTGGTCGGCATAGGCTCGGCATGGTTTAGCGGCCTTTTGCCGGGGTTTCCGGCCAGCTTCTTGAGTGCTGTGGGAGTGGGTCTATTTGCCATGGTCTGTAATGTCCAACTGCGGACGCGTGCGTTTGGGGGGGCGCACGGTTCTGGGGTTTTTCGTTCTGGTGATTTTTTCTCTAACCGGTCTGGGCGTAATCTCTGCGAGTCTTGCGGGAATGGCAGCTATGACAAAGGCCAGCCAGATTGCTGAGGTCGTTATTGCTTGCGTCATTATCGATATGATCCACATCCAGGCTTGCTCTGGTACGCCCTTGCCGCAAGCACTCCACGCATAAGGGCTGCTGGCTGAGTACATATCTTCTAAGGCGTGCCCAGGCTGCTCCATTAAGTGCCAGCGTCCTGTTCGGGGTCAGCGCTTTCTTTCTGTCCGCCTTCAGTCTCGGCGCGTTTGGTCTGTGCTGTTTGATTGCGTTCGGCATCGGTTAACTTAGGCAGGTTTTCATACTTGCGTACCTCATCAATGAGTAGCCATCCATCAGCTATCCCCTTGCTGTAGAAGTCAGCACGGTTGCTGCTATCCCCTCTCAGTAGACCCTCTACACTGTGCTCGGCAAAGTAGATTCTCCTGGCAGCAGGAGTGAGCAATGATGAGCTGATAGCCTGTTCCCACATGGTCATGTGACGGCGCAGGGTGTGAACCACGAATACCCGGTTCATCTCGACACTGTTTGAATAGTTGCCGTGCCTGAGATCGCCTATGATGGTAGGGGGCACGCGGAACAGTCTTGCTATTTCCTCTACAGAGAATTGACGCGCTTCCAGCCACTGCGCATCCTCCATGCTCATGGATACGGTGGTGTAGTCCACGCCTTCCTCGAGGATGGCAGTCTTTCCCGCATTCGATCCACCAGCATGTTGAGTAGCCCAGCTATCCGCGATACTGATACGCTGATCGGGGTTTAATCTGCCTGGAAACTTCAGTATTCCTGACAGCTTGGTTCCATTGGTAAAAGTGGAGTTGCCGTGGTCACGCTCGGCCAGTGCCAGTTGAACAGTCTCACGGCTTGCGGTGATAGGGGCTACGCCTACCAGTCCATTATCGGAACGGTGGCGCAGGTGGAATACCTCTTCTTGAAGCAGTCGCCTTACTCTGCCTTTTGTATCTGTAACGTCATATGCAAGCCTTCCATTATCGAGCTGCAGCGCTGTTACCCGGTCCGGCATCAAGGGAATCAGAGCAATTACCTGCCCATCATTTCCCCTTATGATTTCAGCATGAGCATTGCCGCGCAGCAGTGTCATGGCCTGCATCATTTCCCTGAACTCCAGGGCGGTTTGCAGCTCGTTCGGTTGCTCGTGCAACACGCGATAAAGGGGATGATCCGGGGCCCGTTCCCTGCCATCGTCAGGGGTGCGCCGGTAAAGGATCAGGGGCAGGGATGCAATCGTTTCACTGATTGCCGATACACACGCATAAACCGTTGAGAGGCTTTCCGCTCTGCCAGGCGTAATGCTCCCGCCACGCAGCAAGGGGTGATTCCAGGATGGATCCTTGGCGTTATAAGTCCGCCGCTCCAGGCCAATGAAATTCAATGCGCGGTCTAGTAGAGTCGGATGCATCGTCTCCCCATCCAATCGTCATCATCATCGTCCACCGTTTGCAGCCAGCGGAAATTTGCTTCCAGCTGGCCACCTTTCCATTCCTCCATGCTGCGCTTCGCAACAGTGGTGTCGAGATAAGCCGGGTTTGCCGTGATGGTTATTTCCATCAGATCGACATCAATCAAATCCCGCATGAGCTGGCCTGAGCGCATCTCCCAATGGTCGCCGCCTTTGGGCACCCTGAAGCCGAAGGAGCAGCCGGCAATGTCTCTGCGTTCCACCAGAACGCCCAGGTCACGCGCATAGCTGGTATCGGGCAGGGACAGTTCAAAGCGCAGCCCCTTCCACTCTTCCTGTAGTGTGAGGGTACGTGAACCTACGCGCCCCAGAAGGCGCTGTGGATCGTGCTCAAGCAATGCGCGGATATTGCCGGGGTTTTTCAGGGACCGATTGAATGCGCCGGGCAGTATCTGTTCGACAAAGCCCCCCAGGTCTTGACTGGGAGAGTTATAAATCGCCGCGTAGCCCCACAGCTTGCCGGGAGAGTCCATGAGCAGCGCCCCTCCCGATCTTATCTCGATGGTATCTGAGATCATGGCGCACCCTTACGATACGGTTATGTCGTTCGCCAGGACAAAGGCGGTAGGTTGCCGCAATGCTATGTCACAGGTCGCCATTGCCCGAACCAACACACCACCACGGGCATAGGCCGTGCTGTCGAACGGGTTAACCAGGATGTCGAGCTCACTCCAGATTCCCAGCAAGACCTGGCTGAAGTCGCCCAGGATGAGCTGGCCTTTCGCAGTAGCCAAGGGAACCTGTTTGGTGCTGTGGACTGGCAGATCGGCCATGCGGCCATTCTCGGAAAGGTAGGTCGCTCCTGCCGTTGCTGATTTCAGCGTGACGCGCAGTTTCTTGGTAACACCCGGGGAAGTGAGCCATGCGCCTGCTGTGGCGTTTGCCAGTTCGATCTTTTCGACCATGGACGCAATGCCTGCCCAATCCAGTGTTGCGAGCGAGCTGGTCTGAATGCCGGTCGTGCCAATGATCCCTTTCGGCTCATTCGTGCCGCCGCCTTTGATGAGTGCGCTATCAAGGGCTGCCGCAATGGCAAAAGACATGTCATCACGCAACAACTGCTCGATGTCAGGGCTGCTCTGCTGGATCAACTGACGGGACATTTCACTCAGCGCGCCGACATGCTTTGGGGTAAGCGACTTGCTGGCAAAGGTCATATCGGAAGCAGTCAGGGCAGAGTTTTCTGCTACCCATCCAGACGTAACCCCGGAGCCGTAAGCAGGAATGGATACATCGCCTTGCAGACCGCTTAAGACTCGTACGCCAAGGGAGCGTGCCAGCAGCTTGTTGCGCAGGGGCTCGATGAATTGATCAGGTCTATGGTCTACAGGAACGATTTGACCTGCGGTTGACGTGAGGTTTACCCGCTTTTCCAGAACGGAGAGGGGTACGAACGTACCTCCAGCTTTGCGGCCTGTTCTGCGTTCTACTTCACGAGAGTATTCCGCTTCAGCGCCAGACAGTGCCCTACCTTCCATGCCTGCTCGAATCACGCTCAAAAGGCTCACGTTGTTTTCCAGTTCGGAAAATGACTTGTCTCCGCTAACCGGTGTGCCACTCATGCGCCGCTCAGCTTCTGCCAGGAAGGTGGCTCGGGTTTCTTCTTCCTCTAAAGAGGTAATCTTTGCTTTCAGGTTGTCGAATTTTGAAGCTTCGTCAGCAGAAAGATTGCGTTTTTCGGATTGCGCTTTTTCGACCATGCCGCGCATTTCTGCGACAGCAAGGGCGCGTTGTTCCTTGATAGAACTCAACATCAAAATGCTCCTGTAATAAAAAGACTTGGCTAACTTTTATCACAGGATTAGAGCTAATGCAAGTAATATTCTTTTAAATCAATTAGATAGAATAAAGATGAATAATAATCAACAGTACATAAACTGGCCTTACGTTTTATCGTGCCAGCACGATAAAATTCAACAATGAGCGTTAACCGGCGGTCGTTACTGACGGCCACCGGTCAAACCCCTATTACGCCGCGTTCTTTTGCGGCTCGTTGCGTTCCTCGCTGTACTGCTCCAGCACTTCAAGCAATGCCACGCCATCATAGTGAGCCTTGGGGATCGCCATATCGAATGTGCCGATGCCCTTAATGCTCACATTGACGATTACAGGATCAGTTGTCGCATCAGTAACCCGGATGACGTATTTCTTCGCCTGAAGCTCTGCAATGAGTTCAGACTTGTATTCTCTGATCGTCTTCAGCCAGAGGTTGACCGCACTTTCGTCTCCAACAAGTTTAAGATTTCCATCTTCAGAAACAGACAGCTTCAAGCCGTCAGCAGCGATCTGCTCAAGAATCAACGATGGTTTCATACGATGATTACCTCCACGATGCGTGCGCTGTCCCCAGTCACAACCTCACCACCAGAAACAGTAGATTGTTGCGGGTAGTATTGGTTATATACATTGTGGACATGCGGTGTCCTTGGGTCATCCTCCGAAAGTGGTGTTTTAGGGACATGCGGTGTCCTTGGTGCCTTTCCTCCAAGTACATGCGGTGTCCTTGTGGAGTGCTTCTCAAGGACATGCGGTGTCCAGCCTTTTTTTTCTTTTTTATGCTGCTGTGGTATCGGTGGAAGATGATAAGCGCCGGGGTGATAGTCACGAGATGTGATGTCAAGATCGACAAAATTATCAATCGGCAGCCAGGTGAGAGCGAACCAATGCGATCCATTGTTCAGCCCGCCGTGCCTTGTCTGAAGGATGAGCTGATTTATAACCAATTCATCCTTGAGCTTGCGAACGGTTGCAGGTCTTTTCCATCCGCGTTCCTCCACCCAGCTCCGCGCAAGATGGAGGTGACCATTGTTTCGTCCATTGTGTTGCCTGCAAAGCTCCATCAGCAACGCCTTTGCAGCGGGACTACAGGCTATCCACGCGTCTGAATCGAGGACGCTATGAGGAAGGGCAAAGAAGGGGCCGCTAGGGGCTTCTGGTGGCCTTTTCGAGCGCTTGGCCATGTCTACGCCCCTCCATGGAGAAATTGAGCCATCTCCAGCAGATGCGCTCGTTCCGATTGCTCCGCCACCTTTGCGACAGCAAGAGCATTGTCAGGAAGTAAAGCCTCTACCTTTTCCCTGAGTATTCGCCGCATGGTTCCCGCCGGCATGGCCTCTGCTTCCACCGTGAACGCTATATGCTGAGAGCGCGCATCAGATTCCTTGCGCGGCTTGGTTGGCAGGTTGAACTCTTCTATTTGGTCAAGGTTGATCCCTATGCGCTCGAATCTCAGCTTGATGTCGTCGCTCAAGTGCCGCCTCATTTCCTGCTCAAGGCTGCGATCTATCAGGACTCCAGCTGGGTCGTAATCGCCTATATAGAAGATTTGAAGTGGCCGCCAGTCGTCCGAATCATTGTGCTGGCTTGCCGCCTCATGAACAAAAGACAGGCTGGAAAATCCACCGCAAGGGAAGAGACTGACGGCAAGGCTCTGGCAATCTTTCAGCAGTACGCTTGCGATCGATCTGGATTCCGCCCAGACCTCGCAGCGATAATCAGCATCAGCCCAAAGGTCAGAACGATACAGCCCAGCCATTCTCTCTACGAAGTCGCTGGCGCCGCTGAAAGTGTCCACGTGATACCCTTGCCGCGACATGTCCGCTATCCACGCATAGGGGATCGCGCCGGAGCGTCTTAGCGCAACACAACGCTCCTGTACATGCCTATAGCCACGGTCGCTTTTCTCCACCGGCTCAGGCAGCCGGGGATCAGTCATGCGGTAAAAGACATGCCGGACTGATTGCGGGTGATCCTGCCGTAGCACGTCGATAATCTGCTTGTCGAGCTGCGCAACTTGGGCCGCAGTACGCCTGACACGTTTTATCGTGCTGGCACGATAAAGTTCATTCGTGCTCATTATTTGCCCCCTGTCGCGGTAATCTGCCTTACCAACTGCAAGTGGCTTCTTTTGGCTTGATACTGTTCGCGCTTGACCGCATTAACGATTAATTCAGCCGCTTGGTAGATGGCGCGGTATGAACTGTCATAGGAGAATTCATCTAGACCGCTCCCGCCAAGTGTCCAGTCGTTTTCTTCCGGACTTACTTTTAAGGTGAACTCTGGGGGTTTTTTGGGTGCTGCGTACTGATGCTCATGGCCTTTGTTAATACTGAAAATTCCACCTTTGAGCTTTCTCACTTCCCACGTATCAGGAAATTTCGAGTAATCCCATTTCAGGCGTTTTCTGCCTTCGGGGAATTGGTCTGGTTTAGCAATACCAGAAGAGATTAGCTGTTCGCGAGTGCCGGTATATGTAGTGGCACGTGGGGCTGCGGAAATAACGATGAACTTGTGCGCGGACGCGCGTTTGGATGCCTTAGGCATGGTATGACTCCTTTGCAAGCGGTTTAAGTTTTCCGCAAACCCAATGCCAATTGGGCGGGCGGAATCGTGTGAGTTGGCATACCGGGCAAAGGACCGGCGAGTCTTTCGACTCCCCACACGACCCACCCATAGAAGGGTGACTGCCATGCTACAGACGTAAAAAAACCGCTCAGGATGGCGGTTCGTCCGCCTTTGCTTCCGGATGCCAATCCGGTCCTCTGAATTTGCAGAGGTGTGGAAAGCATAATCCCGCTCTGATGCGAATGTCAAGGAATTGTTCATAGGACTACCATTCCGCATTCAATCGGGTGCTGCTCTGCCGCTATCCGTTCTTCCCATTTCTCGGCAGCGCGTCGGGTGATGATGACTTGATCGCCAAGTCGGATTTCATCGGGGGCAAGATACTGCTGCTTGAGGACTTCGTAATACTCGCGGGGGCAGTGATACGCTTCGCAGAATTGCTCTATCGTGTAGGCTGCTGGGCTCATTGCGCACCTCCATTCAGAAGGGCACGGATCGCAGCCACAGGCCAGGCTAAACGGCCATTTATGCGAATAGGACGGATAGGGCCATTCTCAAGGCAGGCCCAGGCACGTAGGGTTTGCGACTTTCTGTTTAAATAGAACGCGGCGGCATCGGTGGGGACTGCGGGCCGGATTTCATGTTCGAGGGGAGTGAAACGTTGATTTGCTGCTGTTTGCATCGTTTAGTCTCCATTGTTTTCAAGGAGACTTCACGATTTCATACCGCTCTTTTTTTCATGATACCGCGGTATCTCGATACTAATGTTTATGCGGGTTTGTGGGTGATCGTCCGGTATGTGTCCGGTATGATGCAGAGGTATGCTAATCGCGACAATAGTCTCTTGCGGCTTGCCATTCGTCTATCCAATCGCTAAGACCAACGAATACTGCATCAAGTTTTTTTATTGATATGTCTTTATCGTAAAGAGCAATCGCTATTTGTACAGGATTCCATAATGCGGAAGTTCTTTTATTGCCCTTCATTACCCTTGATGATTCTAGCCACTTCGGGACATCGGCAAGCGCCTTGCTCCACTGCGCAGCATTAAAATGCAGTCCTTCAAAAGCAGCAATAACTCGCTGCTTTGTAATTCCTCTTTTGACAACTTCTGGCGGGGCAACAGGTGTTTCAACAGGTGCTTCTAAAGGTTGCGGAAACATCCAATCCGGCCCAATTTGATACCGCATCCCGCGGGGAGCAGAATCATCCTTTATCCAGCGCCCGGCCTGCGCGTTCTTCCATATCGTCAGTATTTTTTTTAATGTATCAGACTTGATTCTTACCTGTTCGCGGGTTACGCGTACGTAATCTAGGAAAAATCGATACTCGCCCTCTACTTCATCAAAGTTGCTCGGATGGCGAGTGAGGGTTTCTCCACTAACCCATACCTGCCCAACTTGCCAAGGGAATAACACTGCTAACCCACCATTTCTAATTGGCATTCCATTAAATTTATTCTGAAGGCCTTTACCGATTACAAATTCTTGGACTATCACTTGAGCCGCTATCGGAGCAGCTGCGTGTAGTTCTATTCCGTGCTTTGTTGCAACGTCGAAAAGCTCTGAATCTGTCCATGTGCGGCCTGTTTGCTTTTCAAGCTCCGCCAGCGCTTCAGGAATAGTTGAGATAGAAAGCATTTACACCCCTTCCGGTGTCATCCTTCAAAATAAGGGCGCCAGACAGGCGGTGAAGGTTTCCGCTTTTCTCCCCGTCGGGATAGTCTGGAGCTTGATCGTCAGGCGTTTCTCACCACCTGTAAACCGGGTTTCTCTGCTATAAATTCAATTCCCGCTTGTTCCAGGATCCATGCCTCGATGTGATTGTGCCACTTGCGCAGCAGATCGAGCGGCCGGCGGATATAGTGCTGCTCTCGCACCCCTTGGGGTGCATGGCCTTGTATCTGTGCTGCGATTCCCGCAGGCATTTCTATCCATTCGCACAGACTGGCAAAGCTACGGCGAAGCCCGTGTAAGGTCACTTCTACGCCAGCAACGGCGCAAACTTTATAATTCGCATCGTGGGGATCTTCGAGGTGTCCGGATTTAGCGGAGAGGCTTGAAAAAACGAACTCATTTCGGCGGGGGAGGGCGGCCAACAGGCGCCCCAAGTAGGGCGGCAAGGGGATAACTCGCAATCCTTGCATTTTGTCCCTTATGGTCATGCTGCCCCATTGAAAATCGACATCGGCCCAGCGCAGCCCGGTTAATTCCCTAAACCGTGCGCCTGTTAATAGCAAGGTCTGCAAGTAAGCGGAAATAACAGGGTTTCCGATTTGCCTCACGGCGGTGAACCATGCGGGCAATTGCTCACGCTGCAGGGCATCATCTTTCTTTTGAGGCTTGCCTAGTATTTCTCGAATGGATTTGTTTCTCGCGGCATTTCCAGATACCAGTTCCCGATAAGCCGGATACTCTGAGCACCAGGTGAGAAAAACAGATAGCAGGCGGCTTGCAAGGCGGGCCCGACCGGGGCGCTTTTTGCTTTCTTCCTTTGCCCATTTCGTCACCAGCTCGGGAGTCAGGTCAATTAGCCGAACCGTTGCCAATGATGCAAGGGTGCCGGGCTCAGTCAATTTGTGGCTTCGCTTTCTTGCCTCTCCGCCGGTTTGCATAGCCTCTACATGATCAAGATAGTGTCGCTCCCCCCAGAAAGGCTTACGGACTTTCAAGTATTCATCCCATGCCATACCAAGCGTTACGGCCTCACGCGCTTTTGCAGCAGCTTGAGCGTCCCTGGCCAGCTTTGCTGCGACCTTTGCAGCTTCCTCATCAGCTTTCACCTGACGGGGATCATTGCCTTGATCTATCAAGACCTGCAAGCGACGAGCTTCTGCTTGTGCCTTAGCAATGCTCCAAGCGCTCACATCACCGATAGTGACGCGCATGGATTTACCGTTAACCTTGGCCTGGAAAATGTATCGCTTCCGATCTGAGCCGGTGGTGGCGCGTACCCCCAGGCCGGGAGTTTCATCGCACCATAAAAAACTCTGTTCCTTGTCTTCAGGACAACTGAATCTTTCTATCCTGCCAGCAGTGAGTTTCGCCTTCGCCATAAATTTGTAACCGATTTGTAACCCGGTTTTCAGTATATAGCGGTATGGGGATCAACACAACGAAGAGGAGAAAATTCGACAAGACATTGAAGAATAAAGGAATTATGTGTTTTATGGAATGGCGATCAACACAGGAAAATACTGTTTAAGCAGGATTGTGATTCCGGTTGTCGTGGGTTCGATCCCCATCAGCCACCCCAAATACTTTTCCTCCCCGCATTTTCCCTTGTTCTAGATTCAGGACTCATTAATTGAGATAGAAGATGACGGTTACGGCGA